TGGTGCATCACGACGGATCTGACGCAGGACGCCGATAGGCTTCAGCGCCAGGTAGGCAGGATCGGCCCACCAGGTAGCAGCAGCATCGCCAAGTCCGGTCAGGACGTTGGCAGCGATGGCATCCTCTGCCCCCATGTGCTTGCGCAGCAGGGCCTGGTAGTCGTCCCAGTCCTGCGCCTCGGGGTCCTCCCCGAGCGGGTCGAACATCAGGTCGCCTTCACCTGTGCCGATAGCCTGTCCGACCTTGCCGCCAAGCGTGGTGCCCAGCATCGAGATGGACTGGCTCATGGTGAGGTCGTCACCGCCAGCTCCCGCTGTCTGGTTTGCCTCGCCGGCAGCGTCGAAGTTGTCCAGGCTCCAGTCACCGGTCTGGATGCCGTGCGTGGCGTACGTCATCGGCTGTGTAACGAGAGGAGTGATCTCCTTGCGGTACACGTACTCCGAACCCTTGGCGAGCTGGTTCAGGCCGTAGCCGGTGATGGTGCCGTTGTCGATGATGAGGTCAGCGCCACCGCGCAGCTTCTTTGCGGTGTTGTTGAGGGCGTCGCCCCAAGTCTTTCCGCCGGGGCCGTCAGCGGTGGCCTTGACCAAATCAACAGCGAGACCGGGACCAGCGATAAGGAAGTCCTTCGCGCTGTCCAGTGTGTTGCCAAGCTTCTCACCGAAGTTGTCTACCCAGTCTCCGAAACCCATTTACCCTGCTTTTGCTCGAACCCGCCTAGCCAGCGCCCTCGTTGAAGGGTGGGACCAGGGCATGGAAGCCATCATGTCTAGGAAATCCGCGTCCTGTGCCAGCCGCGCGAGGTCTTCATCGCCGGGGTCACGCGGAGCGAGACCAGCGGCAGAAGCGCCGATACCAGCGCCTGCATCAACGCCAGCCGTGACCGGCTCATCAGGACGGGCAGACGGCGCAGTCAGGGGCGTCAGGGCCGGAGCAGGACCCCCAAGGGGGGCACCACCCTGAATCTCCTGGAAGTCCTTCTGCTCGCCATACTTGGCGTCAGGGAGCTGCTGCTTAGCGGCCACTCCGCCATCCGTTCGCTTAGAGAACTTGCCGGGACCAGAAGAACCGGGAGCAGCCGGCTTGGCCGGCTCTCGATATCCACCGCGAGGCATTAGTCGTCATCCTCATCGTCGTCTTCCTCATTGCTGAGGGGACCGTAAAGGCTTGCGAAATAAGCAGCATTACGCTGCTCCACGCGCTGATGCGCGAACTCCAAGATGCCTAGGCGCTCCCAGTGCTTGAGACCGCCCTCTAGGTACGCGACCTGCTCGCGCCCATCGCCATCAAGGAACTTGGCGACACCGATGAACCCCAGCGAGAGCGAGCCCTCGGGGAGGTATTCGGCTAGGTCGAAAGAGACGGAGAGCGAGTCTCCGCTCTCCTCAACCTCGTCAGCCATACGTCAGCAAGCACCCTTGCCGGTGCCGCCGATACCGAACGTCGGCTCAAACTCCATCTGACGGCCCTTGGGCGCAGAGTCGAAACCGGTCTTCGGGGCTCCGCTGGAGGCCGGTGCCTTCTCCTTAGCACCCTCCATGTCGCCCTTTTCCGAGGTGAAGAACTTGTCAGTCATACGCTTTCCTTCTTGTTTAGAGCGGGCCCATCATTGTGGCCTGCAAGTTGGCGTCACCCGACGCTGTTAGTCCAGCCATTCCCAGGAGTTCTTGTCCTGGGGACGGCGCTCCTCCGCCACCCATCTCTGGGGGCGCTCCGGCACCACCGCCTGCGGCGGCTGCCATGAGTTCCTGCATCGGGTCCACGGCTGCGGCCTGCTGCTCAGCAGGCTTCTGCTTAGGCGCGAACACCTTCGAAACTGCCGACTCGGGGGTGTCCCCCTTCTCGATGCGCTTCGCCAGCTCTGCGATCTGCTCCACGACCTGTCGTGGGTCCTGGCCCTGTGCGGCCATTCCGGGGATCGCCTGCGCGAGCATCGCCACCGAGGCAGTGATGGACTCGCGGATCATCTCCAGGTTCTGCTGTCGCTCGTCCGCTTCGCGGTCGAAGTCGACGGGGAGGTACTGCCTGCCGGTCTTCTTGGACATCAGCCCGCCGCCGATGGCCTGGAGGATGAACACCGCTGCACGGTTGGGGTCCAGACCGGCGATAGCCCCGTAGGTCACATCGGCGCTGTAGTCGCCGGCAATGTCCTTGTGCGGGGTGTAGGTGATGGAGACGGGCGAACCGTCGTCCTTCACGCGCACCGACTTCTCGCGACCGGGCCACAGCTTCTCGTCCAGCTCGAAGCACATGCTGAGCACGTCCTCCAGGGCCGACTCGTTGAGTCGCTGGAAGGTCATGACCTGCGTATCGAACGTTCCTGCCAGGGCCTCAACACCTGCACCTGTGATGATGCTGGCGTTCATTGAGCCTGTACGGCCCTCGGGGTAGCGCGAACCAACGCGCTGCTCCTGGGCCAGGATGTTCTGCTCCGGGATGAGCCCGTTGGGCAGGGGCAGCGGGAGCTGCGCCACGCCTCCAGGGTTGTCCGTCTGGAGAGTTGCGTACGAGCCGTAGTCGATCTGGGTCACGTCGTTGGGAACCACGAGCGGAGCGTTCACGCTCTTCTCAACGGCGAGCATCGTGTACGAGGCCATCATGGCTCGTGCCACCTGCACCCAGATCACGTCGTCGAACTGACCGCGAACCTCAGCATCAAGGCGGGGTCGCTCCACGATCCGGGCCAGGGGCCGGCCAAGGGGCTGAGGAAGCTCGTCCAGCACAAGGTTGTACTCGGGGACGAAGATCATCTGCGTCTTGCTGTCCTGCCAGTGGACAACATCCACGTCGTCCTCGCGGGTGTCCCGCTTGCTGGCAAGCTCCCCTGCGTGCTCGGGGTAGATCTCAGCCAGCTCATCGAACTTGTAGCGGAAGACCTCAGCGATCTCGCGCACGTTGTGGCGATGATCCTGTACCCAATAGGTTGCCAGGGACTCGCTGACCTCAATGACCGGGCGCTTGTTCTTGAAGTCAGGCTCTACCTTGTAGATCATGTAGCCGAAGGAACCGTACTTGTCGGCACCGGAGTACATCTGATCCGCGAGGCGCGAAGTCTGAATGTAGGAGTTGGCGATCAGGCTCCGCTGCTGGGCGAACCTACGCGCCTTCTCACTCGTCTGAGACGAAGAGGCGCAGTCCACCTTCGGCAGAGGTGCCATGACCTCAGCGATGTCGCGGGCACAGGTGTCAATGAGGTTGGACACCAGCGCACGAGGGAATCCCTCCGGGATCATCCCAGGAGCTACGGCTTCGTAGTCCCCGGCACGAATAGAGAGAACGTCCTTCTGACGCTTGTCCCGACCTCGGGCACGTTCGCGCATCATATCGAGGCGCTTCTTGATCCTTACCAGATCGCTCAAGGCGGGTTCCTAACATTACTTGCGCTTGTCGTGGATGCCGCCTGGTCACCATTGTCGGTTTTTGCGGTCACGCGCGCTTGTAAACTTCAGTGCATTCTTGAATGGGTTCAAACTCCGTTGCCCCCGCCCTTCACGAGCGGTCATTTCCCTGGCCCCGGTCTCTGCAAACCAGAGCGCCATCACGAGGTCACAGGGGATTCGCTTCGGATCGGTCTCAGGCGTCCACGTCACGAGCTGGTGAACCAGCGCCTGCATGGGCTGAGTGATCGGCCTGGGCAGTTCGATCTGCGGTTCCACACGGCAGGTCCAACCACCACCAGAGGCACGGCCTCTTTCGTCGGTGACTTCTTCCCAGGCTCCGAACAGGGTGCTCATGGAGGCCACACCGTAGGTGGGGTCCCACTTCGTCTGCCCGGTAGTCAGGTGCTCCTTGAACTTGATGCCGTTCTGCGTCATCCAGGAGCGAAGCTCTTCGTCCTGGGTGAAGAACTGGAGCAGGCCCGTCTTCTCGACGCGCCATTCGTTGATGTCATAGATCTCCGTCATCTCCTTCATCTCAGATTTGAGATAAGCAGGAGTAGGAGCCTTCAGGTTCCGCACTGCCAGGAGATAACGCTTCAGCGTAGTCTTGTCAACGGCGTACGCGACCAGGCCGGCGAAACC